CCGGTGGCGGAGATTCCCACGCACATGACGGGGACAGAGCGTGAGCGGCAGATCAACCGGCTATTAGTGGAGTGGCCATGACCGAAGAGGAAGCCAAGACCAAGTGGTGCCCGTTCGCGCGCACGGTGCAGACGGACGGAACAGCCTCATCGATGCCCCGCAATCGGATCGGCAATCAAGACACCATGACCACCGATGCCGATCGGTTGCTTGGAATGCAGTGCATCGGTTCCGCCAGCATGGCGTGGCGGTGGCAGGAAGCATATCCAAGGCAAGCGGATGACACTTTCGCCAACCGCTCCACTACCCAAGGTTTCTGCGGTCTCTCAGGCAAGCTGTGAGGGTTCTTATTTTCTGCATGTCCTACCTCAAGAACGAGACGGACGGTCGCCTGCTCCGCATTTGGCAGGAGATGATCGAGGCGCAGAACAAGTTTCCCTTCGACCTTCTCATCGTGGACAGCAAAGCGCCATTGAACCCAACGAATTACCTGCGCTGGGAGGATAGGTGGCAGGTCCACATGATTGATGATTTCGAGCAGCTGCTGATTTCTGGTCCGCGCAATCTGATCCACTTCACCAACGCACTTGGGCATCCGTTTCACGACGGGGTACGCGAGGCCAGCGGTTCCGACCGGGCCTTGATGATGGGGTTTCAGACGGCGATCAACTCCAGCTATGACAGGGTGGTCTATCTGGAAATGGATCTCCTGTTCGGACGCCCCCTGCAGGATGCCTTCGACCTGATGACCAAGCCCGCCGCATGTCTTCCGCTGGTGAGCCATGGCAAGTTCCCGGAAAACGGGCTGTTCATTGCCGATTGCGAGCATATGCAAAGAATCAACTTCATCGAGCGGTACAACTGGCGCGGTCCCTGCTCACCTGAAGGGGAATTGAGGCAGTGGCGCATCTATGGGGATGACGTGCAGCTTTTACCGTTCAAGGGCGGACGGGACGGGGGCGCGACGAGGCCCGAGGAACTGAGCGCGAAGTATCCCGAGGGCATTGACTGGATCACACATGCTACACTCGAGACCATGGGGGAGTTTTTAAGAATGAAGGGCTTCCCGGATTTGGCGGGGTATTTATGCAGTTAACTGTGGACCAGTGGAACCAGGTAGGGGCGAACTGCTCCGAACGGGCGATGTTCCAGGGGGCAGTGGCGAACTTCAGGAAGGCGCTGAACCTTGACCCCGAACGCGCCGACATCCGGGCAAATCTGGTGGATAACCTCCGTCGGCTGTGGGAGTTCGAGGAGGCCGAGGCGGAACTGACGCGCACCCTGAAACACGGCATGTTCGACAAGGCGCAATTCATCGCTGGGTGTCTCTACTTCGACATGGGGCAGAGCGAGAAGGCGCTGGAGTACCTTACCCCGAAGATCTGCACCACGCCTTATGGACGCTTCGTACGTGCCCAGGCCCTGCTGCATGCAGGGCGGTACAAGGAAGGCTTCGCGTGGAACGAGGCACGGCTCGAGATGACCCCGTGGGGTAATCCGCCCATGCTGATCTGGAAGGGAGAGCCCCTGGGGGACAAGGTGGTGGCCATCCATCACGAGCAAGGATACGGGGACAGCCTCGCCTATGCCCGATGGATCAATGTGCTACCCGCAAAGAACGTCGTGCTGGGCATGCCGAGCGCGCTGGTTCAATTGATGGCGGCGAGCTTCGATAGGCCGGTTTACGACACCAACGAACCGCTGCCGAAGGTGGATTACTACCTCCCGCTGATGAGCCTGCCGAACCGGCTTTCGATTAGCGAAATGACCATCCAGAAGCCCTATATTTCCCCGCAGGGACGTTTTGGCTGTCCGGTGGCCCCTGATACCAGACTGAAGGTTGGTTTGGTCTGGCGGTCAAAGGCGGGACACCAGAACACAGATCCTGCGGTGGGTATCCATGGCTTGCAGAAATCCATCCCGCTTGAACAGCTTTTGCCCCTCTCCAGCATCCCCGGCGTCCAGCTCTACAGCCTGCAGACTGGGGGAGATGAGGACATCAAGCGGTTGGGGGCGGATTACCTCGTGACCGATCTCGCCAGCAAAACCAGCACATTCCATGACCTTGCATTGTTCATGAAGGAAATGGATGTAATCGTGAGCGTGGACACGGCGCCGCTGCATCTGGCGGGGGCGATGGGGCTCAACACAATTGGCCTGCTGTCCTGCAGGGGTGGCTGGCCTTACCCTGGATTAGGAGCGAGGACAGAATGGTATCAATCGATGCAGCTTATCCGTCAGCCGAACCCACACGATTGGACGAGCGTGGTGAATGGGACGGCGCGTATCTTACGCGGTATCCTTGGCGGCCTATCGGCGACATCGCCCAAGACGGACTTGCCAGCGTCAACCGCAAGCACACCAACGCCGCGTCAGTCCATCTCCGCCGCACCCGTCTGAGGCGGTGGTGGCACAACCTGAAGGGGGACCCGATTACCGAGTTCATCATCTGCCCCGACACGGGAAACCTGAGGCTTCGCAGGAAGTGGGAGTAAATCAGACCATGCCTTCTCCAACTGACGTGCCAGACGCTTCGGGTCAAATAGAGTACGACCCTTTTCCCGCGTCTGTGTCCTCTCTGTCCTCAGCCATTCTGACGTTAGATTTTTTGCGATTGCACACATGTCTGACGGAGAGTGAGCGATCAGTTCTGGATAGCCTGCTGCGCGGACTAAAGAGGCGCCATAGGCAGATGCAAAACGATCGCCCTTCAGAGTAATCACAGGCGCGCCCATCCAGAAGGATTCGGCGATGGTATTTCCCCCACAATAGGGGAAAGTATCAAGGGAAACATCGACATAGCGATAGTTTGCCAGGACCTCGAAGCGTGAACATCCCGGCAGGATGGTGAGCCTTCTACGCTCTATCCCTTCATCGGCAAACAGCGCGGCAATCTTGTTCTGCACCCGCATCTTACGGTAAGCCTCGGCCAGCAGAACCATCCGGGACCGCGGCACGGCATTCAGGACAGAGGCCCAGAGTTTGATGAGATCGGGGTTGATCTTGGTGATGGACCCGAAGCAGCCAAAGGTGATGACGCCTTCGCGAGTAACGGGTTCATCGAAGACATTGGGAGACATCAGCGCGGTTTCGTCGAAGGCGAAGAAACAGTCATCGAAGAAATAGGGCGTTTCGCTGTAGGTGTCCCAGTTCGGCAGCGCCTCGCGATCGGCAAACACATAATCGACGTTGGGGACATGCGAGCTGGCAGGGTGGTTGAGATACGAGACTTGCACGGGAGCGGCCCGCATGGCCATTGCCCCGAACCGATGGCCCTTGCTAAAGCCCGATAACTCAACAAGAATGTCGATGTTGTCGGCCCGCACCCGTTCACAGAACTGGTGGTCGGACATCTTCCCGGTGTACCATTGGGCGTCAAATTCGGGGCACGGCGAGTAGAGGAAATCGGGTGCATAGCCCACGATCTCAGCCTTCGATTTGTCGCGCTTCCGCAGAGCCGGCATGATTTGGACGTGGCAGGTGGGTGAGTTCATGAACGAGCAGTGGATGCCCACCCGAGGCATCGAGCCTCGAAGACGAGGAAGGATCGCTGGCGAGCCCGGGCGCTTCCATTTCTTCTTCTGGTAAGCCCTTATGTCGGCGTCGGTAACGCGGGGTTGCTTGATATAATCCTGCTGGTTCATGCACTAGATTTACCCCAAATTGCGGTGTATCGTCTGCAAAATTGGCAAATGAGGCTTCAATGCCAAGCAAATCCGCATCCCAGGCCAGGTTAATGGCCGCTGCAGCTCACACCCCCGGCGGCTATGGGGGCGTCCCCCAATCGGTAGGAAAAGAGTTCAACGACGCCGACAAGTCCCGCAAGGAGATGCCCGAGCACATGCGCAAGAAGATGGGCAAGATGCTGAAGGGCGAGAAGTGACCGACATCGATCGCTGGATTGCACAGGAACGCTTCCTGCGTGAGCACCACCATTTGATCTCGCCGTGGGCTTATTCCAGGGCAGATATTGCAACGCGTCAGCAAATTCTTTTGAAGCGTAATTTCAAATAGTTAGCGGTTTTAATCAATGGCCGGTGGAAAACCTCGAGGTGCATGGGCAGACAAGGCATTCAGAGACGCTTTGCGACAAGTTGTGCTCGAGAAAGACGAGGAAACAGGTCACAAAAAGCTGCGCTCGCTTGCATTGAAGCTCGTCAGCAATGGCTTGGGTGGCGATACGACTGCCCTCAAGGAAATCGCAGACCGCCTGGACGGCAAGCCCCATCAGACGCAGGACGTTGTTGTAACGGACGAACGCAGCGTCATCAGGGCGCCGGAGGTCAATGAAACCGCGGACGATTGGCAAGCAACGCACAAGCCGCACTGATGATCAGAGTTAAGGGCGATCCTGTCTGGCGCGGCCCCGTTACCGAAAAGGTACGCAAGGCCGTTACGAAACTAGAGCGCGTTACGAAAGTCGGCAGACCCAAGCGTTACGTAACGCAGGCGGAGAAGCAGCGGGCGTATCGCGAGCGCAAGCGGAATGCCTGACGGCCGGCCCTACAAGGTCATATGGGAACCACAGGCCCGGCAGACTGCGCTGATCGCCTGTCCAATCTTCGAGGTGTTCTATGGCGGAGCTAGAGGTGGAGGTAAGACTGACGGTGCGTTGGGGGAATGGGCCTCCCATGCAGACCTGTGGGGAGAGCACGCCATCGGGCTCATGGTACGTCGAACCCTTGTCCAGCTTACAGAGACTATCGAACGCTCGAAACAGATCTACCGACCGCTTGGAGCCAAGTACCACGAATCAGAGAAAGTCTGGCGATGGCCAAACGGGGCAAGGTTGAGGTTTGCATACCTCGAGCGGGACGCCGACGCGGATGGCTACCAGGGGCACAGCTACACCAGGGTGTATATCGAGGAGATTGGCAACTTCCCGTCACCCGTGCCGATTATGAAGCTCATGGCCACCCTGCGTTCTGGCTCGGGGGTTTCGTGTGGCTTTCGTGCGACGGGCAATCCTGGTGGGCCTGGACATCAGTGGGTGAAAGCACGCTACATTGACCCAGCACCTTTGGGATGGGAGGTCATCCGCAGTGAATTTACGAACCCCTTTGATGGTTCAAAAGTACACCGGGACCGCGTCTACATCCCGAGTCGGCTCGACGACAACCGCTACTTGGGAGCGGATTACGTGGCCAACCTGCATATGTCTGGCAACTCAGAGCTTGTCAGAGCGTGGCTTGAAGGCGACTGGAGCGTCATTGCCGGCGCCTTCTTCCCCGAGTTCGACCTCAATCGGCACGTCATCCAGCCCGTTGCGCTCCCGACCGAGTGGACCCGGTTCCGCTCGGTAGACTGGGGCTCTGCAAGGCCCTTCTCCGTGGGTTGGTGGGCTATCTCCGACGGAAGCCTCGCACAGTTCCCTCGAGGGGCACTGATCCGCTATCGGGAATGGTACGGCATGAAGCCCGGCGAGCCGAACGTGGGCCTCAGGATGCCCGCCAATGAGGTTGGGGAGGGGATTGTTTCACGTGAAACATACGATGAGAAGATCACGTATACGGTTACTGATCCTGCGGCTTTTGCGTCGGATGGCGGGCCGTCCATTGCCGAGCGTCTTGCACTCAAGGGCAATCGACCGGCTGACAATGCGCGGGTGGCTCGCATGGGCGCTATGGGAGGCTGGGACCAGGTCCGCCAACGGCTTGTTGGAGAGGATGGAAGGCCGATGCTCTACATCTTCAACACATGTAAAGACCTGATCCGCACGCTTCCGGCACTACAGCATGACGAGGCCAGACCGGAGGATGTGGACACCGACTCGGAGGATCACGCGCCGGATGATTGTCGCTATGCCTGCATGTCGAGACCATGGGTACCGAGCAACAAGCCGAAGCCTGAGCCTGTATTCCCGAGTGTGGGCGTGATTGGCGGGCCTAGTGGTGGTATCACTGTCGAGGACATCTGGCGTGACCATCAGCGTCTTAGGGACGGAGAACGCTACTAATGGCTGAGAACCCCACCGCGGAAGGCGTCCAGCCCGACAGTCCCGCAGGACTTGCGAACTACTGGCTGACGCAGATCGAGTACGCCGAGCGGAAGGTGAAGAAGTTCCGCACCCGTGGCGGGCAGATCGTCCGGCGCTACAAGAACAACCGATCGACAGCGGTTCCCACGGTCACGAACATCACGGTAGGCCAGCGCAGGCTCAACGTCCTGTGGGCCAACGTGCAGACGCTGAAGCCTGTCCTGTACGCAAATACCCCGAAACCGAATGTGACGCGCAGGAACAAGGACAAGAACCCCGTAGGCCGGTGGGCTGCTATCGTCCTTGAGCGCACGCTGACCAACACCCTGGACATGCAGGCGTTCGACCATGTGATGGAGCAGGACATCGAGAACCTGCTATTGCCGGGTTATGGCTGCTCGATGGTGGAGTATGTGCCCGAGGTCGAGCAGGACCAGATGGGTTGGCAAGAGGCACGGTTCCGATACGTTCACTGGAAGGACCAACTGACCAACCCCAACCGCTACTGGCAGGAGGTCTGGTGGTGGGCGTATGTGAGCTATCTCACGCGAGATGAACTGAAGCGCTACGACAAGCCCGGCGAACCGAAGATTTCAGTTGAGATTGTGCTGGATCACAAGGAGTCGAAGGACGCCGATGACAGCATGTCCAAGGCCACGGTTTGGTGCATCTGGGACTCGAAGACGAAGAAGGTCATCCACATCGCGACGGGCTACCAGCAGGGGCCTTTGGGTGAGTATGACCCGCCGGTCAATTTCGAGGACTTCTTTCCGATTCCGCGCCCAATGCTGGCGACGACTGCGACGGACAGCGGCACGCCCGTCCCTGATTTCGACATGTACCAGGACCAGGCCGATGAAATCGACATGTACACCCAGCGGATCTACGTGCTGGGGCGGTCGCTGCGTCTGCGCGGGCTCTATCCAGGTGACATGGAATCCGTCCGCCAGATCATGGACAACAGTTCCGACGCGGACCTCATTCCCGTACCAAACTGGGCCATGCTTGGCGAGCGTGGAGGCGCTAACGGCCTCGTCGTCTGGTTCCCGATCGAGCAAGTAGCCAAGGTTCTGGAGCAGTGCCACGAGAACCGCGACCGGGCCATGCAGGCCATGTACGAGGTTACGGGGATCAGCGACATCATTCGTGGAGCGTCCGATCCCAACGAAACGCTAGGCGGCCAGCAGCTCAAGGCGCAGTTCGCCAGCGTCCGCATCCGGGAGCGGCAGAGAGACGTGCAGCGGTACATCCGCGACGTTCTCCGCAAGATGTCTTCAGTGATTGGCCAGCATTTCACGCTGGAGGTCCTGCAGAAGATGTCGGGGGTGAATCTCCTGACTCAACAGCAGAAGCAACAGACCCAGATGGCGATGCAGGCCTGGCAGCAGTTCGGTCAGATGCAGCAGCAGGCCCAGCAGATCATGCAGCGTGCGCAGGCTCAGGGTCTTGATCCCTCTTCGGTTGCCATGCCCCAACAGCCTGGCTTCCCGCAGCCTCCGGAAGAAGCGGTCGAGGCGCTGAAGGAGCCGGCATGGGAAGAGGTCATTGCGCTCCTGCGTGACGAGAAGCTCCGCGGGTTCGTCATCGACATTGAAACCGACAGCACGATCGAGGCGGACCAGCTTGCCCAGCAGCAGAAGGCGGAGCAGTTCCTGACCGCGGTCACTCAGTACGTGACGGCATGGGCACAGGTGCTGCCGATGATGCCCCAGGCTGCTCCTTTGGCCGGCGAGATGCTGGTCTCCGCGGCGCGGCTGTTCAAGATGGGCGATGCGCTGGAGACGGAGATCGAGGAGTTCACCGAAACGCTGGAGAAGCTGGCGGGTGCTCCCAAGCCTCCCGATCCGAAGGTGCAGGCCGATCAGGCTAAGGCGCAGGCTGACATCGAGGGGGCGAAGATCGGCCACCAGACGGCGATCGTGAAGGCCGATGCTGAGCAGAAGAAGGCGCAGCTGTCGCTGGTGCAGACCGTGGCAGAGCACGAGACGACGATGAAGGAAAAGGCCATGGATGCGGCGTTGCTGGCGGCCCAACCCAACCCACAGGCGGCAGAATGAGACGCAGGTATCGCTACGACGCCGATCTGGACTGCCTTGTGGAGATTGGCGGCAACTACTTCGAGGAACGCCCCCAAGGTCCCGCTGTAATCTCCGACGACGTAGGAGCGGGGGTGAACGGGCTTCGGCACATGCCCTCGGGCAAGATGCTGGACAGCAAGAGCGCGCACAGGCGGGAGACGAAGGCCCGAGGCTTGGTAGAACTTGGTAGCGATAATATCCCGCCGCAGCGCCAGTCGATCGACTATAGCCGCGAGGTCCGGGACGCGCATGATCAGTGGGTGGGCGACTGGAACGGGACGCGGGAACAGGTAAGAAAGATGGGTGGCTGAGATGGCCGAAGACAAGGAAACCAGCACGATCGAGGATGTCCGTGCCGCATACGAAAGTCTTGAAGCAGATCAAGCGCCTCCTCCCGTTCCGCCTGAAGCCGTCGAAACCGAGGTTGCCGCACCAAAAGAACCGGCAGACCAGGGTGGAACGCGAGCGCGAAACCCGGATGGTACTTTCGCCAAGTCAGACGAACCCAAGGAGCCAAAGCGCGAGACGCTGACGCTCAAGGAAAAGCCGCAGGGGACATCCGCCCCATCGGACCTCGGGGCACCAGCTCCCCCGGTGCCTCCGTCTCCTGCGGCCCCCGAGAAGGTCATGGCCCCCCAGGCATGGTCGGGGCTGGCCA